CTTAGCAGCTCTTTGCTGACTCCAAGAACTAGCCTTAACAACCTCTGTTCTTGCTATTGTCTTTGCTCTGTTTAATGATTGTCCACCTAGAACTGTATTAATGTTTTTAGATAACTCTTTAAAGAACTTATCTCCCTCTGGTGTACCTGCAACAGGATTAACTACTCCTAGATCCTCAAATTCTTTAAGTGCCTTAGCAACTATGGTAGATACTCTTTTCTTTGTTGTATCATTTAAGTCTTTCATTACAGACTTTGCATTCTCTTGTAGGAAACTTGCTGATTGCCCATCTTGAAATACTGTACCTACAGCAGGTGGAACTTCTCTTTGTCCTCTATAAAAACCATCATCAACAATCTTTTTAAGTGTTCTACCTGCAGGAAGTAAATCAGCTAAAGTGTCAAATACTGTTCTTATAGCCTCTTCCTCTGTAACACTTACACCTAAATCAACAGGACTTGCTGCCTTAAAAGCATCATTTTTAGGAAAAAGATTATCATAAGTTCTAACTGAGAAATCATCTGTTAGTGAATAGAACAATGGTAATAACTCTTTATCAAACTTAGTATCTTCAATCACTATATCTATATTTGTTTGCATAGCATCTAATGTTGAACTAGCTCCAATAGCTTTAGAGATTGCTCTTCTTTGTCTGTTAAGTTCTTTAGCATATACAGTTTGAAAAGTATCTTCCCATTTTTGTCTTAGGCTATCTATAGACTTCCAATATGCAGCTTTCTCTTCATCTGTTTGCATAGCTTTTACAGTAGGTAAACCAATAAACTTAGTTGTTGGCTCTTCCCAACCATATAGATCAAACTTCTCTGATTTCTCCTCTTTAACCTTTTCAGCTTCTTTGTTAGCCCAATTATAAGCCCTCATCTTGTTGCTGTTAGAAATATCTCCACCCCATAGCAACCAAGCTACTTGCCCCTTAGTTGGATTCTCTTTATCTCCAGAAAGATAAGCATTGGCATCCTCTGAGTCTAAATCTCCCTCATGCCTACTAAACCAAGCAGCCATTCTGAGAACTTTACTATCTGAAATAGTGCCATTAGCCATAGCTCTTGCTTCTCTCTTTGTCTTATCAGTTAAGCCATCTCCTGCAAATTCAAGTAAATCTAATCCTCTTTGTGCATTTTTCTGTATGTAAGTTGGAACATTATCTACCTTAGTTTCTATAGATTTCTCTTCATCCTCATCATCCTTTTCTAGCCAAGAGGTATGCACTCTTTCTCCATCTGAGGTTATAACATGTGCATCCTTACCCTTTTCCTCAACAGTATCATCTGCTGCAAACTCTGTGCCATGATACATTGTTACTTCTGATCCATCTACAGGTACTTCTGCAACAGTCATATTTCTAACAAAATAATCTCCATTGTCTAAAGCAGGTAGCTGATTAGCTTGTCTTGCTTCATTAACAGTTATAAACCCTGCATTGTAACCCTGTACAATCCTAACCATTGTGGCATCTTCATCCTGACTTAAAGCCCTGACATCAGATAAATCATACTTAAAACAGTAAGCAGGATTACTTTCATAATCCTCTAATAAAAGTTGTTTAGTGAACTCATTAGCAAAGTGATTCCACATAGGAATTAACTTCTGCTCAGTAAAAAACTCTCTTAATTCTTTAGCATTAGAATATGTTGCTCTCTCTAGCCCTGCCCCTAGTCCTGCTAAGATTGCAGGAACACCTAACACAGCAGATATTCTCTCTTCATTAATATATCTAAGTTTCCCTAGTTCTAAATCTTTAGGAGTAAAAGAAAGTGTTTGTATATCTACTTCCCCACCAGAGATGACTAATGGTCTACCTCTGTTCTCTCCACCAAATCTTCTACCAAATACCTCAGCTATATTCTCTGCCTCATCACTTGTCATTGATAGATCATTCTTTGGACTAATGACAACACTAGGCACACCTGTATTCTTAACTAATGCAGCACCCATCTGTGAAGCAGCTGCATCTCCTAAAATCTCAACCATAACTGATCTAAGAGGAGCTAATCCTCTTCTATGATTTCTAGGATCTATTCTCTCTCTAAGATGTATCATATCCTCTGGCATTATGTCTAATGTGTTGCCTTTTTGCTTGTATTGATACTTAGTAATTAACTTCTCATCATTACCTTTAACCTCAACCATCTCTGGTAGTAAAGGTATAAGCTGAACAACTGCACCTGCATCATTCCTTAGTTTTAAGATAAAAGCATCTCCATACACAGCAACAGAAGTAACAATGTAATTATTCATTAAGTTAGCAGTCATGTTTGGATTAGGATTTTCTAAAAGGATTGCAGCAGGATGATTCTCTACATACTCTTCTCCCTCTTGTGTCTTTATATAAACTTTAAGAGGTGGCCCACTAAATGCTGTTCCAAGAACATTTAAACAGGCTAAAGCTGCTGAGTTGCCCTCTGGACTCATCTGATTAGTGCCACTAAAGAAACCTGCATCTGAATTAAAAGGAAATACTACTTGTGATGTAGGAAAGTTGTTAAATGTTTTTTTCTCTGCTTGAGCCTCTTGCTGACTAAAGAAGCCTCTAATATTATCTGCTATTCCCAATTAGGTTACACTCCATGTTGTTTTTCTAACTATACCAAATCTAGCTGCATAAGCTAGAGCATCAACCTGATCATCATGAGATCCACTTGATGGAAAGCTAGTTAATTCTCTTTCAAATTCTACTAACCATTTAGCATTTTTCAAAAAGTAGATAGTACCATTTTCACACCCTGCTGCTGCAGGAACTGCTCTTGCAGTCTTAGACTTATCTGCTTTAAGATTTCTAATAGGCAAACCTTGCCTCCTAGCCATCTGAATAATACCCAAACCAAAACTAGCATCCTCTACACCTAGCCAAGCCATGTTCCATTTATTAATCATTGATTCTATTTTAGGTAGTAGCTCTGGAGCTTCTAGTCTATCTCTGAATATATCCAATACTAAGAGTTTACCACTAGGAGTTGATCCTACTGCCATTATTACTGAGTAATCTGCTGTTTCCTTAATGCTTAAAGCTGTGTCCATTGTGCCAAAGATACTTAGCTCACTATGCTTTACTATCTCATCTTCAAATACATATTCAGGGTCTTCTCCTGCAATAACATCATAATAAGCAAACCATTCTCTCTTAAACATGTGTCCTACCTCTGTAAACTCTGCTAAAAACTCTTGTGCATAAACTAAAGAGCCTAATTCCTCTCTAGCCTGAAATAACTCCTCTGGCTTTATATTAGGATTAGATTCAGTTGGATAATGATGTATAGTCCACTCATCTCTTCTTTTAGCATTATCAAACAGCTCATAAAACCAGTTCATGCCATTAGGAGTAGATATAAACAATGCAGAGCCTAAACTATCAGATAATATTGGTCTAACTGTTTCCCAAGTTTCTTTAGATTGATAAGCTGCCTCATCAAATACTACTAAACTTAAACCACCTGCACCCCTTAACCTCTCTGGCTTATCAGCTGATTTAATCTGTATAGATCCACCATTGGCAATCTCTATTCTTTTCTCTACTTCTTTAATAACAAACATTTCCTCTGGTAGTTGCCTAATTAAAGATTTCATAGTTCTAAAAGAGTCCATAGCCTGTGGATAAACAGGAAACACAATCCAAACCTTTTCCCCTTTAAATGCTCTTTCAAAAGCTGCAACAATACTAAGGCTTGTTTTACCCCACCTTCTTCCTGCAACACAGATATTAAACCTATTATTACTTAATGCTTTAAGAACTTGTTTCTGTCCAATATGTAACTCTGGTGGCTTTGCTTGAATAACTTGTGGCATTATTCTGTTTTATTTTCCCAATCCCAAGCCATCTGAATTGTTGGAGGCATAACAATATTAACATTAGAGTTAGCAACACCTCTAGCCTCTCTCTCTAATTCTGATGCAGTTATAAAGAATCTAACTAAATCTCCTGCATCTAACTCAGATAAATCCATTCCTTGTAGTTTTTGTGCAGCTTTAGCCTGTAAATTTCTAGCAACTCTAATTTGTCTTTCATTCATTTCTTCAATGTCTTTTATCTGCATTTCCCTTTTAATTAAATCCATATAATCAATAAAAGCTAATATTCTCTCTTGCCAAAAGTATTTTCTAGCCCATTTTTCTATTTGTGTCTTACTTTTACCTAATTCTTGTCCAACCCCTCTATAAGATCTATTTTCCATATCTCTATACACAACAAAAGC